CTAAAAATTTTTTGGGATTACCTATTGTTTTAGTTAAAGTTTTAGTTTGTCCAGCTACTGCTCTTATCTTTCTTCTTAACTCATAGTGAGTAACTAATCCCGTATCACTATCAAATTCAATAGGTTGTGGAGCTTCAGCTTCTGAACTACTGACATTAAAATCGATAGCATCTAATGTTTCAAAGTATACTGTAGAGTCAATTGTTGATTGTACTTGCATACCTTCTTTTATAATAAAAGTTTCAGACCAAGTAGGTTGTGGATTATTAATATCAGAAGTATCAGCCGTTACTTTAAGAGTAACATCTAAATCTACTTTTGCAGGCATAGTAGGTTTAACTTTATAACCCAACATATTAGCTATGTTAATTATATTTCTTCTCTCTTCAGCTAACGGTAATAACATTTCTTGATATTGTTGGTCAATATAAAACGATAATACATCACCAACATATGCAGCCATCTCTATCAACATCATACCTGGTGATGATTCATTAAAATCTCTATATGTATTAGGGTAATATGTTTTTGCATATTGTATAAGTGCACTTTTTAAAGCACTAAAATCTTTATCTAAATAATTTACATTTGAATCTTTAAATTCTTTACTATTATATGGCATAAATTTTCTCCATTATGCAGTTAACTCTACTTCGACTGTTTCCTTTTTTAAAGGGTCTTTAGTTAAATTAAAATTAATTTTAATTATTAAAACATTAGCTAATCCAGTTGTTTCTTCACTATGTACTTCTAAATCATTTACTTGTACAAAAGGTAACCATAGTTTAAAAGTATTTACTATACTAGCCTTTATTTCATCTATCAATAAAGGTGTAATTTGTTCAAATAAATATTTATGTAAATCTACACCTAATTGAGGTTGCATATATCTTTCCCCTACACGAGTATTTAAAAGATTATGTATATCATTTTTTACTGCTTCAACAGTTGTAGATGTAGAAGCAAAATATCCCTCAACTCCTTCAGATTGTCTAAATGGTAAATCTATACCTATAAAAACATTACTGTCTCTGTCTTGTATAAACGAACCTGAATTTGGTGTTATTCTGATAGCCATTTTACTTTACTTCCTTATCTAATTTAAGTTTAGATGGATTTAATTGTACAGTACTTTTGTTTAACCATGGGTTTGGAATTTGTGCACCAATATCATACCCAGTAATGTCTGAAGGTCCTATGAATGCTTTACCTTTTGCATCTAACTTACCACCTTGACGAAATCTATTATATTTATGTAACTGTAAAGCTTTTGTAAATGCTCCACTTTCAGTTACTTTAGTTATTTGTCTTCTAACTGCAGAAAAAATATCAACCCCTAATGATTTTATTGCTTTCAATGCAGGACTATAAGGACCAGCCAAAGTATCAGGCTCAACATCTACTGGTATAGTATCTGAAGTTTTTATATGGTCTATTTCTACATTTGCTTTCATATCTGTTATTGTCCAAGTATTCGTGATTAAATAATCTTTTATTGCATCTCCTATATCATTTGAAACTTTTTTTGTTTTTGCAATAGTCTTGTCTCTACTCTCCCCAGGTGGTAATTTATCTATTTCACTCCACTCATAAAGTGCATCATATATTGCTACTCTCAAATCTTTAGCCATTTTTCTTTTCCATTGCTTTCATCAATCCAGAATAATCTTTATTTAAAAATTTTGCCATAGGGTCATTAGGTGCTACACCCATAGATGTTGCTATATCTGGTGCTTGAGTACCATTCATTAAGTCACCGTAAGATTTATTTAATACATTACCGATTTCCTGTGTCGTCTGAACACTACCACCCAATGTTTTCCACTCTTCGTTTTGAGCTGTTTCATTCATAACTTCATTAAGAATAGAGTTTGATGTAAATTGTTTTTTCTCAATAACTTTTCTTTTTGGTTTAGGTTGAGAAACTTGTTGTTGTGTAGGTTGTTTCAATTCAGTTATCACTTCTTGAATTGCCATAGCAACTTCTTCTCTAACGATTTGTCTTATTATTGTTTTTATATTTGGTTTTTTCTTCATTATAACTCCTATTTATTTAGTTGGTGCCTTTGGTCTAACATAAGCATAATCAGTTATTATATTTTTTAACGATGATTTTAATCCTGAAATTGCACTTCCATTTACTGGTGGTCCTGATGCTCCACCAGGAGAACAAGGTGCAACAGTTATCATTGCAATCTGGTCTACCAATTGTTCTAACCAAGCTACAAGTTCGTCTCCTAAAACTAATGGTTCAGATGCATCACTGCCTCCCAGCCACACTCCTCTACTATCTATCTCTAACCCATCAGTTACTTTTACATTGATATTTCCTGCTGAACCTATTTCCATATCTCCAAAAGAACTTATTACCATAGGTTCTGGACTTCTATTATCTAAAATTATTTTTTTAGATGCTAATATTGTTTGAGGACCTTCGTATTCTGAATCATAATTTATTTTTCTAGGTGCATCTAATGTATCTGGTGTAGTTAAACTTGTTAACATACAACTTGGATTATACACTTTATTTGGTGCACAATAATAATCGCTAAGTTTACCTTTCTGTGTCATTGATAATAGTGATGTATCTGCTAAAGTTTCTCTGATACAGGCAGCAGGTTTAACACCTTTTTTAACTCTACCATTTGATATAACAATATTAGGATTACTTTTTCTTCCACCAATTCGTATACTATTTCCATATCTACCCTCTAAATACATATCTCCTATTTGATGTGTTTTTGAATATTCCTCTGAACTCATATTTGGATTTTTACCTTCATACTCATTATCAGGGTCATCTAAATTTTGTATCCATTGTTTTTCTAACCGTGCAATATTTGATATTTTATGTGTGTGTTTGATGTTAGTTACATCGTGTATACCCTTTAAACTATTACCTCCACTATCTGCAGTCGGAGATTTTAATAAATGGTCTATATTGAAATTTGGTTTGTTTAATGTATTTAAAGGCCCTAGATAATAATTTTCTCCTCCAAATTGACATAATAAAACTTGGTCACCGGGCATAGGTGTATCTACAACACCTCTCAATAAAGGATAATATTTAGCATTAAATTTACCTTGAGACATATCATTACTTTTATATTCTTTTACTAATATTGCATTTATATCTTTAGGTTGAGTATAAAGAGGATTTTTTCTGTGAGAAATTACAAAGTCTACATGCCCTACATAAAATTGTAAGTAAACTCGTTCAGAGTATGATTCTTCTGCAACATAATCATTGACTGTTATATGTTCAAATATACCCATTAGTTACTAATCAACCCTCCCTTTTTTTTATTGTCTTTTATTAATTGTATTTCCTCGTGTTTTTTTTGAATATCATTAACATCATCTTGTAGTGCATCTATTAAATCTTGTTTTTCAGATTCAGTTAATAACATTGATTCTTCATCTCCACTAGATGATTTAGCTATTATTCGTTGTAATACACCTGCTAATTTGACAAGATGTTCATCATTTTTAACAGATACTTCATACATTTCTTTTATCAGAGGTGCTACTAGAACTACATCATCTATACTTTGAATAAAACCGTGGATTTCCTGAATCAATAAATCTAATTGTAACTTTTTATTTTTTTGATTTTCATAGATATCTTTTGTTAAATCTTGAAATGTTTTACCCTCAAATATTTCATCTGACTGCTTACTCATATTAAAACTCCTATAGTATAAATACACATAATCATATATAAATATAAGATTTATGAGTTTTTCTGTATATAAAGTTGGATGTTATTTTTTAGGAGGTTTTATATTAGCAGCTTTTAATAATTGATTGTATGTTAAACCTTTTTCTTTAGGTTTTCTTCTTTCTCTTTCATCATAATACAATTCAAATCGTTCTTGGTCGGTAAGTTCAGGGTCATCTTTAAGAAACTCTGCAACTTCTTCTAATGAACAATATTCAGCTACATCTTCTATATGAGGTTTAAAGGGTCTTTCTTGTATTGGTTTCTTTTTGGGATTGTTTTTATTTTTTTTATTATATTCTTTTTCCCATCCTCGTAAGAATGCATCGAATTGGTCAACAAGTTTTTCATATTCTTCATCAGACATTTCAGGTAGATTCCAATCCATAAATGTTTCATCTACATATTGGTCTCTTGATTTTTTTTGAGGTTTTCTATTTGTAGGTTTATCTTTCAAATAACCATCAAAAGAATTCATTAATTCTTTTATAGCCCAACTACAGAAATTAACCTTATGCAT